AACATCACAGAGCGTGTCAAGGTTAAACTCAAGCCTGTGATGCCACAGAACTTCCTGATTGACCCTGTGGCTACAAGCATTGAAGAAGCCATGGGTGTTGCTATTGACGAGTTCGTGAGCCTACACCAAGTAGAACTTTTGCAGGAACAGGGTGTCTACAAGGACGTTTACGTAGGTTCTGCTGCTCCTGAATCTGACTTAGAGCCTGACCAAGACATTACAGTCTACAGTGACGACAAAGTGCGTCTTACGAAGTACTACGGCTTAGTACCACGAGAACTGCTAGAGAACGCTACAAAAGATGAGTTCGAAGAAGAAGTAGAGCTTAGTGAAGAAGCTAAGTCTAAGTCTAAGTACGTAGAAGCAGTTGTAGTAATTGCTAACAACGGTATTCTGTTGAAAGCTGAGGCTAACCCTTACATGATGCAGGACAGACCTGTAGTAGCCTTCCCTTGGGACGTGGTTCCCGGTAGGTTCTGGGGTCGTGGCGTGTGTGAAAAAGGTTACAACTCACAGAAAGCTCTTGACACTGAGTTACGAGCTAGGATTGACGCCTTAAGCCTCACAGTGCATCCCATGCTTGCCATTGATGCCACTAGGCTACCACGTGGTGCTAAACCAGAGGTACGCCCCGGTAAGATTATATTAACCAGTGGAGACCCACGTGAAGTCCTACAGCCGTTTAATTTTGGACAAGTTAATCAAATTACCTTTGCTCAGGCAAATGCTCTACAGCAGATGGTACAACAGGCTACTGGTGCGGTTGACTCAGCTGGAATTGCGGGTTCAGTTAATGGAGAAGCTACGGCTGCTGGCATTAGTATGTCTCTTGGGGCTATTATTAAACGTCATAAGCGGACACTGATTAACTTCCAGCAGTCTTTCCTAATTCCCTTTGTCAAGAAAGCAGCCTACAGATACATGCAGTTTGACCCAGAGAACTACCCTGTTTCAGACTACAAGTTCAACGCAAGCAGCACTCTAGGCATTATCGCTAGAGAGTACGAAGTAACTCAGCTTGTACAACTACTACAGACTATGGAAAAAGACTCACCTCTGTACAACACTCTGGTGCAGTCCATCATAGACAACATGAACTTGTCTAACCGTGAAGAACTTATTGCAGCAATGCAGCAAGCAATGCAGCCTAACCCAGAAGCACAGCAGATGGCACAGGCAGCACAACAGGCACAGCTACAGTTCCAGCAGTCACAAACAGCAGCTTTAGGCGCACAGGCTCAAGAGTCTGCCGCTAGAGCTACTAAGTTGGCCGCTGAAGCACAGGCTGTACCTATGGAACTAGAGATTGACCGTATTAACGCAGTCACTAGAAACCTCCGTGAAGGAGACACAGAAGACAAAGAGTTTGAACGACGTATGCGCGTTGCAGACACTCTTCTAAAAGAAAGACAAGTAAAAGGTAAAGAAAATGTTGACGGACAAAGAACTCCAAGCTCTCCTGAACCAAGTAGACAAGTTTCTCCAGCCCCGATGGCAGGAGTTAGCAGACTTGAGACACCAACTAGAGGAAATCAGTAATGCCAAAGGAGAAGGACCCAAGACTAGCAAGAGCAGGAGTAAGCGGGTTCAATCAACCGAAGAGGACTCCTAGCCATCCTACTAAGTCGCACGTAGTAGTTGCTAAATGTGAAGACGGTAGTATTAAAACTATTAGGTTTGGACAGCAGGGAGTCAGCGGTGCTGGTAAAAACCCCCAGTCTGAAAAAGACAAAGCTAGACGCAAGTCATTTAAAGCTCGTCACGCAAAAAACATTGCAAAAGGCAAGTGTTCAGCGGCTTACTGGGCTAATAAAGTTAAATGGTAGAGTTTTATAAGGTTGTTTGGCTTGACGCTTCTGGAGGAGGAAACATAGGGTGGAGACCTTTAGAAGAATTAATCACAACTAAACCTGCTCGTGTTGTTTCTTGTGGTATAAAAATACACGAAGACGAATTGACAATCACTATATGCCCTCATGTTATTTTAAATAGTAATAATGAAGTAGAGCAGGGTGACGCTGAGATTGTTATACCAAAACAATGGCTGCTTAGCTGTAATATTTTGAATACTGAGACAGAACATCAACAACACGGAGTAAATAATGGCAGGTCTATATGATAATATCCACGCAAAACGTAAGCGTATTGCAGCAGGTAGTAAAGAGAAAATGCGTAAACCGGGTGCCAAAGGTGCGCCCACCGCTAAAGCTTTCAAACAAGCGGCCAGAACAGTAAAGAAAAAGAAGAAGTAGAATGGCTAGAGGCGTACCACATTATTTCAGAGACGGTAGAAAGCACACAGGAGGCACACACAAGATGCCTAATGGTGAAGTACACTCAGGTGCTACTCACACTGCTTCTTCCAAAAAGCTTTACCACTACGACGAACTGTCTAAAACAGCAAAGGAGAAGACTATGGCTTACGGAAGCTACAAACCCACTACTAAACCCAAAAAGACAAAGAAAAAGCCCAAGAAATAACTACTTGACTTTTTACTAAAAATATGCTATACTATAACTGTAGTATAACAACAAAGGAAACTTATGAAGCCTGAGCTTGAAACTTACTTTAACAACTACAACGAACTCTTCAATTCCGAAGGTTTCAAACAACTCACTCAAGAGCTTTCTAATAATGCAACTACTTTAGCTGACATTCAGACAGTTAAAGATTCTGAAGAATTGTTCTTTCGTAAAGGCCAAGTTGCAGCCTTAGCTTCTGTGATTAATCTGGAGAATACTATATCAGTAGCCAGAGAGCAAGCAGAAGAGGAAGAAGAAGTAGATGATTAAAGTATACGACTTTCGTTGTGACAACGGACACGTATATGAAGAGTTTGTAGCCTCTAGTACCTCAATCAGTAGGTGCGAGTGTGGTGCTAGTGCTACAAAGATGCTGTCTGCCCCGGCTTTTATACTTGATGGACACACTGGGGACTTCCCCGGTAGGCACATGAAGTGGGTAAAAGAACACGAACAAGCAGGTAGAAAACCCCAGTCTCCATAATGACTAAGTTCACGGAGTTTAATTATGTCAAAAGCGACGATGGTTGACATGCAACCTGAAGAGGCAAATGCAGAAGAAACCATAGAAAACGAAGAACAAGAGATTCAACAACAACAAGTTGAGCAACCTCAAGAAGAACCTACAATACCAGAGAAGTACCAAAATAAGTCCTTAGAGGACGTGGTACACATGCACCAAGAAGCTGAGAAGCTTTTAGGTCGTCAGTCCTCTGAAGTAGGAGAACTTCGTAAGGTAGTAGACGACTACATTTCTAGTCAGACACCACCAACAGCACCTCAACAGTACGTTGAGCCTGAAGACGATATAGATTATTTTACGGACCCTCAAGCAGCCGTTAATCGTGCTATTGAGAACCATCCTAAGATTAGAGAAGCACAAGAGTACTCTACTCAGTACAAGAAACAGTCATCTCTGGCAACGCTTAATAACAAGCACCCAGACATGCAGGACATCTTGAAGGACGATAAGTTCGCTGAGTGGATTAAAGCTTCAAAGATTAGGACTCAGTTGTTTGTACAAGCTGACCAACAGTTTGATGCGGAAGCTGCTGACGAATTGTTTTCACTCTGGAAGGAGCGCAAGACAGTAGCACAGCAGACAGTGCAAGTTGAAAAACAGGCACGTAAGCAGCAGATCAAGGCAGCCAACACAGGCAATGCACGTGGCAGTGCTGAAGGTAGTCGTAAGAAAGTGTATCGTAGGGCCGACATTATTAAACTAATGAGAACAGACCCTGAGCGTTACCAAGCTTTATCTGAGGAGATTTTAAGAGCTTATAGCGAGGGTCGAGTCAAATAATCTAAAAGGAGATTGACATGGCTACCGGAACTTTCGGCGCGAGTGACCACGCCACAGGTAATACCGCAAAAACTGAAGCGGCAACGTTTATTCCAGAAATCTGGAGTGACGAGATTATCGCTGCTTATCAAAAGAACCTGAAGATGGCACCTCTTGTCAAAAAACTCGCTATGAGTGGCAAGAAAGGTGACAAGCTTCACATCCCTAAGCCTGTACGTGGCGATGCCAATGCTAAAGCTGCTGACACTGCAGTTACTATCATTGCAAACACTGAAGGCGAACTGACTGTTGACATCGACCGTCACTTTGAGTACTCAAGACTCATCGAAGACATCGTTGAAGTACAGGCTCTCAACAGCCTTCGACAGTTCTACACTGAAGACGCTGGCTACGCTTTGGCCACTAAGATCGACACTGACCTCCACTCTTGTGGTACTGGTTTTGGCGACGGTGGTTCTATTGTGTTCTCTGGTTCAGTAGCTCCTACTGACTACCAGCACACTGGTTGTTTCATGAACACCAATAACAGTACTACTCAGTATACTGATGACACTATTGACGGTGTTGCAGGTGATGAGTTTACTGACCGCTTCTTCCGTGACATGATTCAGAAGCTGGACGATAATAACGTACCTATGGAAAACCGTGTATTTATTATCCCACCTGCTACTCGAAACGCAATCATGGGTATTGATCGTTACGTGTCTTCTGACTTCGTAGGCGGTCAGGCAGTTCAGTCTGGGCTTATTGGTAACTTGTACGGCGTAGATGTTTATGTATCTGCTAACTGTGCTACTATCGAAACTGCTGCCCAGAACTCTTCAGCTTCTGTAGACACTCGTGCAGCACTTTTGTTCCACAAGGACGCTATCGTTCTTGCAGAGCAACAGTCAGTACGTTCACAAACCCAGTACAAGCAGGAATACTTGTCAACACTGTACACGGCTGATTGCCTGTTCGGTGTTCAGGTGTACCGTCCTGAAGCTGGTTTCGTTCTCGCAGTTCCTTCTGCATAAGAACGTATCACTGGGGGTCTCTTTTGAGGCCCCTAGTTTTTCTTTTTTGTTTTCTTTAGCTGGAGCAGTCTATGGGTATCTTTAGAGGTACTGGAGGTACTGGTGATGCAACTACAGACGCAGTAGCGTCTCAAGTTGGGACCGATGCGGCGACTGCTTCAACTAAAGCAAACGAGGCTTCTAGTTCAGCCACAGCCGCTGCTAACTCAGCTACTGCTGCAGCAACCAGCGCAACTAATTCTGGAACCAGTGAAACTAACGCTGGCACAAGCGAAACGAACGCTGCTACAAGTGCTACCGCAGCAGCAACGAGTAAAACCAATGCGGCTACCTCAGAAACCAACGCAGCGTCCAGTGCCACAGGTGCAGCCACCAGCGCGACTACTGCTACGACTAAAGCATCTGAGGCGTCCACAAGCGAAACTAACGCATCTACCAGCGCAACCACAGCCACAACCAAGGCAACTGAGGCTGCAACTTCAGCTACAAATGCAGCAACTTCAGCTACAAACGCATCAACTTCTGAAACTAATGCTGGCAACTCTGCTACAGCGGCTGCAACGTCTGCAACAAACGCTGGCACATCAGCTACCAACGCTGCAACCTCAGCTACCAACTCATCTAACAGTGCAACAGCGTCAGCTTCTAGCGCAACAGCGGCAGCAAGCAGCGCAGCATCAGCAGCAGCAGCCCTAGACTCGTTCGACGACAGGTACTTAGGTTCTAAAACCTCTGACCCAACTGTAGACAACGACGGTGACGCTTTAGTCACTGGTGCGTTGTACTACAATTCAA